GAGTTATATGTGGGTTATGAACGAGATGAATTTGTTCCAAGAAAAACTGTCAGAGCTCAAGGACTCATCCTGGATCTTCTAAAGGAACGTGCAGAGACTGGTCGTGTGTATATCATGAACATTGACCACTGCAACAGTCACTCTTCCTTCAAGGATAAGGTGAACATGTCTAATCTTTGTCAGGAGATCACTCTGCCAACCTATCCAATCAATCACATCGATGATAAGTTTGGTGAGATTGCTCTGTGTATTCTCTCTGCAATCAATGTTGGTAAGGTAAAATCTGATGAAGAGTTGGAAGAACTTTGCGATCTTTCTGTTCGTGGTCTAGATGAATTGATCGATTATCAAAAGTATCCTGTAGAGGCAGCAGAGATTGCTACTAAAGCACGTCGTTCTCTTGGTATTGGTTTCATTGGTCTTGCACACTACTTGGCAAAACTGGGTTACAACTATGACTCTCAAGAGGCATGGGATGCTGTTCATGGACTTGCAGAATCTTTCCAGTTCTATCTCTTGAAAGCATCTAACCAACTTGCCAAGGAGAAGGGTCATTGTGAATACTTTGGTCGCACCAAGTATGCTGATGGTATTCTCCCAATTGATACATACAAGAAGGACGTTGATGAGATTGTAGAGAATAAGTTGGAACATGATTGGGAAGGTCTTAGAGCATCTATCCTGGAGCACGGTCTCCGACACAGCACACTGTCCGCACAAATGCCTTCAGAGAGCAGTTCCGTTGTGTCAAATGCCACAAACGGAATCGAACCACCCCGTGATTTCTTGTCCATTAAGAAATCAAAGAAAGGTCCTCTCAAACAAGTTGTTCCATCATATGGGTCCCTTAAGAATAACTACACTCTTCTGTGGGATATGCCTAATAATCGCGGGTATATCAATGTCGTCGCAGTCATGCAGAAGTTTTTTGATCAGGCAATTAGCGGAAACTGGAGTTACAACCCAGAAAACTACCCAGATAACGAAGTTCCTGTGTCCGTGATGGCACAAGACTTTTTGACTACATATAAGTACGGTTGGAAGACCAGTTACTATCAAAACACTCATGACATGAAGAGTGATGAAGTCAAGGAGGAAACCAAAGAGAGTTTAGAAAATTTGTTAACCCAATTAGAGCAAGCCGAGGAGGGAGAGTGTGAATCCTGTGCAGTTTAAAGTTTCTTCAGTGGAAGATACACCAGTGACATCAATTAAGGGCATGACAGTCTTTAATACTGAACAAGTTAATACTAAAAAGCAACCGATGTTCTTCGGTAAACCTCTTGGAATTCAAAGATATGATTCATACAAGTATCCAATCTTTGATAAACTGACTACACAACAACTTGGATATTTCTGGAGACCCGAAGAGGTATCCCTTCAGAAAGATCGTGGGGACTATCAAACTCTCCGTCCAGAGCAAAAGCACATCTATACTTCCAATCTAAAGTATCAGATCATGCTTGATTCTGTTCAAGGTCGTGGTCCTGGAATGGCATTTATTCCTTATTGTTCTCTTCCTGAACTGGAAGCATGTATGGAGGTATGGGGATTTATGGAGATGATCCATAGTCGCTCATACACTTACATCATCAAGAATGTCTATTCAGATCCCTCCGAAGTCTTTGATAAGATTGTCACTGATGAGCGCATTGTAGAGCGTTCTAGGACAGTTACACAGGCATATGATGATTTCATTCAATCTGCACAACTGTACGGTTCTGGAAATGAGTGGACTCATGCAATGGAAGGAGTATTCTCTGCTCAACAAACATTAAATGATGTTAAGAGAAAACTCTATAGAGCAGTTGCGAATGTAAATATTCTTGAGGGTATTCGCTTCTATGTTTCTTTTGCTTGTTCCTTTGCCTTTGGTGAGTTAAAACTCATGGAAGGTTCTGCAAAAATCATCTCTCTCATTGCTCGTGATGAGAATCAGCATCTTGCCATTACACAAAACATTTTGAACAAGTGGCGTGATGGTGATGACCCAGAGATGAAGCAGATTGCAAAGGAAGAAGAAGAGTGGGTCTATAAAATGTTTGATCGTGCGGTCAACGAAGAGAAGAGATGGGCAGACTATCTCTTTAAGGATGGTAGTATGATTGGTCTGAATGACAAATTGTTGCAAAAGTATGTTGAGTGGATTGCAAACCGTAGACTGAAAGCAATCGGTCTTAAACCAGTCTATGATATTGCAGCAAATAACAATCCACTTCCATGGACACAACATTGGATTTCTTCTAAAGGACTTCAAGTTGCACCTCAAGAAACAGAAGTAGAGTCTTATGTTGTTGGAGGTATTAAGCAAGATGTCAAAAAAGACACGTTCTCTGGATTCCAATTGTAGTGGTAATTGTAAATGTGATTGTATAGAATGGAAAGAAGAAGAAATGCTGCAGGCATACCGAGAGGCAGCTGCAGCAGATGATTTCTTATTCGGAGATGACGATTATTCTTATTTGTGGTTAGAGGAAAATGCCAAAGAATGAACTCAATAAAGAAGAACTTAAGGTTCGTGTTCTGAAATTAAAAAATAAACTACATTCGGATGGCAATTGGTACTCTGACCCCAGAGGACTTGCTCATAAATACTTGAACGAAGTCCTTGATATAATTGATGAGTATAGATATTGACTATGAGAATCCCTGGTTATATGATGACAAACCTTTTGTTAGTGATGATATTGGGGACTACTTCGGTTTTGTTTATCTCATTACCAATAAGTCCAACTCACGACGTTACATTGGT